AGTGTTACTTAGCTGGGACAGGTGGCAACATCTCTGCAAAGCTTCATTCTTTGCCCCACACATTAAAGCATGGCGTGAAGAACTTGCTGTCAAGCTACAAGCAGAAGGCATCAAGCTTATGGTGGAAGAAGCTTCTAGTGGCAGTAGGAGTTCCGCAGGGGCAGCTAAGTGGTTGGCTGAAAGAGGTTGGGACAAGAGTGATAAGCGTGGTAGACCTAGTAAGAAGTCTGTCGCAGAAGAAGCCGCTAGAATGGATAAGGTTAAAGACGAAACGGAACAACTATTAGAACATGCCCGTAGCCTCAACTAAAAAAGACACTCTCGCAGAGATGCGAGAAAGAGCAGAGACAGATTTAGTCTACTTTGCTAAGCTACTACAACCTAAACGTGTATATGGTTCTATACACGAAGACGTTATGAGATGGGCTACACGGGAAGATGCTAGGGATGACCAACTAGTACTCCTACCCCGTGACCACCAGAAGAGCCACATAGCTGCTGTATATGCAGCTTGGTTGATTGTTAAGGAGCCGTGGACTACCATCTTGTATGTGTCAGCTACGGCAAACCTAGCAGAGAAACAGCTATACGCTATTAAGAATATCTTGGACAGTAAGTGGTGTCAAAAGCTATGGCCTTCTCTGCTTAACCCTGAAGAGGGGAAGCGCAGTAAGTGGAGTGCTATGGAAATAGCTGTTGACCACCCATTGAGGAAGGAAGAGGGTGTCAGAGATCCAACAGTTATGGCTGCAGGACTTACCACTAATACTACTGGTTTCCATGCCAACTATATTTTCATGGATGATTTGGTTGTACCAGATAACGCGTACACCGAGGAAGGTCGTAGGAAGGTCGCTGCTAGGTACTCGCAACTTGCGTCTATTGAGACTACGGGTGGGAAGACTTTCGCAGTGGGTACACGTTATCATCCTAGGGACATATATAACACTATGCTGGAAGCAACCCTTGAAGTGTATGATGAGGACGGGGAGCTAGATAGAGAAGATAATCTGTATGAGATATTACAGAGGGTAGTAGAAATTGACGGGGAGTTCCTCTGGCCTAAACAGCTACGAGAGGATGGTAGATACTTCGGCTTCGACAAGAATGAACTTGCTAAGAAAAAGGCTAAGTATTTTGACACTACACAGTTCTTTGCTCAGTATTACAATAACCCAAATGACCCCGGAAATGCTAGAGTAAAGAGGGACAAGTTTCAATATTATGATAAAAAACACTTGGAACAACTCGAAGGAAGATGGACGTACAGAGGCAGGAAGCTTAACGTCTTTGCTGCTATTGACTTTGCCTTTAGTTTGCGTAGTGGGGCAGATTATACTAGCATCGTTGTAGTAGGGTTAGATAGTGAAAACCAATACTACGTACTAGACATAGACAGGTTTAAGACTACTTCTATTAAAGAATACTTTGACCACCTAGTGTCTCTCTACCATATGTGGGATTTTAGGAAGCTCAGAGCAGAGGTTAGTGTTGCTCAACAAGTTATTGTGAACACACTAAAGACTGACCACTTAGTACCTAATGGTATTATGCTGAGTATAGATGAGTATAGACCTAACAGACACGAAGGGAACAAGGAAGAGCGTATGGCAGCTACCCTTGGCCCTAGGTATGATAACCTACAGATGTGGCATTATAAGGGCGGCAACTGCCAGATCTTAGAAGAAGAATTGAGCTTAGCACATCCTCCGCATGATGATGTTATGGATGCACTCACTGCCGCTGTAGACGTAGCTAAACCCCCTGTATCAAGGGGAACCAGTAAGAGCAGACGAAGTAACATCATATACAACAAGCGTTTCGGTGGAATACAAAGGGGTAGTCGTTAATGGGTAAGGTGCTGGAAATTGATTCTCTGCAAGACAGGGACTACCTAGCGGAGCAGATAGCTGACAAGTATGCGTCTAGTAAGAGTCGTATGCAAACCAAGCTAAATGAGTGGGGAGAGTTGCGTAACTACTTGTTCGCCACCTCTACACAAGATACTACTAACGATGCTTTGCCGTGGTCTAATACAACCACAACCCCAAAGCTGACACAGATTAGAGACAACCTCCATGCTAACTACATGGATGCTGTGTTCCCTAATGACAACTGGTTGAAGTGGGAAGGACACTCTGCAGAGGCAGAAGTAGCGTCTAAGCGTAAAGCTATACAGACATACATGTTCAACAAAACCAATACAGGGGATTTCAGGAATGCCGTTAGTAAAGCGTTATACGATTATATTGATTATGGGAATTGCATCGGTGACGTTGAGTTTGTACGAGAAGTGCATACTGATGCTGCTACGGGCGAGGAAGTGGTAGGATATGTAGGGCCAAAGGCTGTAAGGGTTAGCCCTTTAGACTTGGTTATAGATCCCACTGCTACCTCGTTCCGTGACAGCTATAAGATTACTAGACACATAAAGACATTTGGACAGTTACGTGCAGAGGCTATGGACAAGCCTGAACAACAGTATTTGGAAGAAGCCTTTAAGGTAGCAGAGGCACGTAGGATTGAGTTTAGTCACTTTGACCCTACTGACACTATTAAGAATGAAGCCTACACTGTCGATGGTTTTGGCAGCTTAGTAGACTACTACCAGAGTCCTTATGTAGAGATACTAGAGTTTGTAGGGGACATACATGAGAAGGATGGGCAGTTAATCCGTAATCAACTAATCACTATCATTGATAGAAGTATTATGATTCGGAAGATTGACAACCCAAACTGGTTAGGACGTAGCTCCCTAGAACATGCAGGATGGCGACCTCGCCCAGATAACCTATGGGCTATGGGGCCACTAGACAACTTGGTAGGTATGCAATACCGTCTTGACCATTTAGAGAACGTACAAGCTGACCTTATGGATTTAGCAGCTCTACCACCTGTCAAGGTGAGAGGGAATGTAGAAGAGTTTGAGTGGGGGCCATTAGAGAAGATATACCTAGGGGACGATGGAGACATCGACCTGATGCGTGTAGAGAGTGCAGCCTTCCAGTATGACGCTAAGATAGATGTACTGATGCGTAGGATGGAAGAGATGGCTGGTGCTCCCAAAGAGGCTATGGGCATCCGTACTCCCGGTGAGAAGACTGCCTTTGAAGTACAGAGCCTACAGAATGCTGCAGGTAGGTTGTTTAATAACCGCATCCGTAACTTTGAGATTAACTGGTTAGAGCCTATGCTCAATAACATGCTTGAAGTGGCTAGACGTAACATGGATGGGGCTGACCTTGTACGTGTTATGGATGATGACATTGGTGTGGTGGAATTCACCAAGATCACCAAAGAGGACATCACTGCAGAAGGCAAGTTACGCCCTGTAGGTAGTAGACACTTCGCAGCAGAGGCTCAGTTAGTACAGAACCTCAATGGTGTATTTAATTCACAGATAGGCGCTATGATTGCTCCACACGTAAGCCCTAAGAAGATGGCAGCTCTAGTGGAAGACCTATTTGGCCTTAACAAGTTTGATTTAGTAAGTGACAACGCTGCAGTTATGGAACAGATGGAAACACAGCGTCTTATGCAGCAGGGTAGTGAGCAGCTAGAAGTAGAAGCCATGACCCCCGGAACAGAGGGTGAAGATGAAGATCTCGGCCCGGTTCAATAAGAGAATTAAAAGAGAGAGCGTTATAGCATCAAGAGATGTGCTAGACGTTATAATTAAGATGTTGCGGGAGGACGTTGATAGTGATGTAAAGGCAATGAGGGCTAGGGACAACCTAGAATCTCCAAACTACACGGCTCTTGTAGCAGATCATTTAGCTACACAAAGAACACTAGATAAAGTAATCAAACTAATAGAGGTCAGACCATGACTGATGGAACAATGTTTAACAACGAAACACAGGCTCCAGTAGAGCCTACCCCTACTCCTCAGACCGAGGGTATGGACTTTTCGTCTGTATTGCAGACGATAACTAACGAAGATGGTGGTCAGAAGTATTCTGATGTCAATGCCGCACTAAGCTCAATTGCTCCTGCTCAATCACATATTAAGACGATTGAAGAAGAGAATGCAACTCTTAAGGAAGAATTGAGTAAGCGACAAACGGCAGAGGATCTACTAGCCCAGTTTCAGAACAAGCCGGAGCCGACAAGCTCACAGCCGCCTTCTGTCACAACTGAACAGATCAGCAATCTCGTTAAGCAAGCTATAGATGGTAACGAAAGTAATAAGGTGACAACGGCTAACCAAGCTACTGTCATCAAAGCATTAACTGACAAGTTTGGCGACAAGGCTGAAGAGCAGTATTTAGCGGCAGGGGCAAAGTTTGGTTTAGGCCCACAGACGTTAGATGAGCTTTCAGGTAAGTCTCCTGATGCTGTGCTTTCATGGTTTCCAGAAGTAGCTACACCGGCATCTCATACCAGTGGTGGTATGAATACCGATTCATTCCAGAACACCCCTACAGCAGATGTCAATATGGCAGTGCTGAAGAAAGGTGCTAGTCCATGTACGACTAATGACGGAGTGGCAGCTTGGCGCGAGGCAGGCAAATTGATTAAATCCAATTAGAGGATATATAAATGGGTTATAATAGTGGTAATGAAACTGCGTTTATTGAGTCACAACAATACTCACAGTTTATCTTGGGAACTCTTGATGATGGTGGTTTGCCTGACTCTTGGGTACGTAATGTCAGCGACTTCGGTACTGGCACTACTCTTAACATTAAAACCGTAGGTGATGTAACTATTCAGGATGTCTCTGAAGAAGTGCCTATGGAATACAACCGGATTGATACTGGTAATGTACAACTCCAGATCACCGACTATAAGGGAGCTGCATGGTCTATTTCTGACAACCTTCGTGAAGATGGTAGCCAGATTGAGGCACTACACGCAATGCACAGCGCTAAAGCTACGCAAGCAATCCGTGATGACGTTGAAACTCAGTTCTATGCTGTAGCTAATGCTGCACAGACTGACGGAGCAGCTAACAACATCAATGGCTTTGCACATCGTATTGCTTCAGCCGAGACTAACGACATCGTAACTCTGGATCATTTCAACGAGATGGCTCTAGCATTCGATAAGGCTAACGTACCTATGGGCGGTCGTATTGCTATCGTAGATCCAGTAGTGGGGGCTACCCTTAATGGGCTTTTAACTCAGACTGCAACTGTGAATAACGATCCTACTTTTGGTGGGCTAGTTACTGAAGGTTTCATGCGAGATCATCAGTTTGTACGTAACATCTTGGGGTGGAACATCTTCACCTCTAACAAGCTACCTAAAGGTTCGTTTGGTGATGGTACGGAAACTGTATCGGGTGCTGTAGCAAACATCTTCATGTGCGTAGCTGGCGACCAAGAGAAGCCAATCATGCGAGCATGGCGGCGTATGCCTAGCGTAGAGAATGACCGTAACGTCAATCTCAAGCGTGACGAGTTTGATGTGACCTATCGTTTGGGACAGGGCGCACAGCGTCTTGACACCATTGGTGTTCTCATCACTTCAGCCTCTAACATAGCATAAGGAGTAATAGATATGGGTTATGAAAGCAATTGGGCTAATACTAGTGATGTTGTTCGACAACACTATAATGAGCGTGAAGTAGACGAGAAGTTTGGTGGTCAAGTAACTACCTCTGGCAAAACTAAAGAAGTTAGCTGGCGGTTTACGTATGATGACCTACCATCAGCAGCAGAGGGTAAGATGGAGTATACTATCCCTGCTGGTGCGTACATCAAGAATGCTTATGCGAAGGTTATTACTGCCTTTGTTGGTGGTACTTCTTATGACATTGGCTTGCAAGAAGCTGATGGTACGCCGATTGACAATGATGGGTTGTGGGATGCACTCACGACCGCTCAACTTGCAGCAGGACTTTGGAATAACTCTGAGGATCATGCAGGTACTAACTCTGGAGCATTACTGCGTAGCGCTCTGAGTGAGGATGGGCAATTGGTAGCTTCTGCATCAGGTACGTACACTGCTGGTGAAGTTGAGATTGTTGTTGAGTACATCGACTAACCAACTAGGGGACAAGGATGTCCCCATTATTTAGGAGAAGCTTGTGGCAATAGAACATAATGTAATCACAGACCCGGAGATACACGAACCGAAGGGTGTAGCTGCAGCAGAGGCAGGGGACACCTATATAGCCGATGGTGATGGGAGTGGTGATTGGACTACCCGTATGGGGTGGTGGAACTATAATGATCTTGCCACAGCTTCCGCAGCTATCCCTTTGACATTAGCAGCTACAGACTACGACATGACTAACGATGGCGCAGGAGCGCAGACGAGCACTACCTACGCCTTACCGGGTACTACTGCCATATGGGATGTAGCTACCGATAGATTTGATTTCACTGATTTAGACATTGGTGATACTGTTGAAATACGTATTGACCTGTTATTCACTACTACCACAGTTAACACAGCATACACAGTAGATCTTGAGGCTGGTATAGGTGGTTCTAATTACACGATCCCACTAATTGAGGCAGCAGATAAGAAGACTGCTGGCACGTATGGAGCCATCCGTTGGATGGGGATGTATATTGGGGATGCTAATACTAGAGACAACCCCGCTAGAATTATAGCGAGTGCTGATAAAACCGGAGTGACTGTGAAGGTGAATGGGTGGTATATCAGAGTCATTAAGAGAGGCATGTAATGGCTAAAATGACACTGTTAGCAATGGTACAGAACATCCTATCCTCTATGGATGGTGATGAAGTCAATAGCATTAGCGACACTATAGAAGCTACGCAGACTGCTGAGATCATAGAAACAACCTATCAAGAGGTGTACAATGATAGACTATGGCCCCACACAGCTCAGCTTGTACAGCTTACCGCGTCTGGTGATAGTGACTTGCCCACACACATGGAGATGGATGACTCCTTCACAAGAGTTGAGTGGATCAAGTACAACAAGATTACATCTACAGGAACTAAGGATGTATATGCTGATGTAACTTGGAAAGAGCCTAAAGACTTCATGGACTATGTAATGGCTAGGGTTAGTTCTAACTCTGACATAACTACAGTTACAGATCCTACAGGTATAGAGCTGTTCATAAAGAATGATACAGCTCCCACATTCTACACATCATTTGACGATGATTGGGTTGTGTTTGATAGCTATGATAGTGGTGTAGACAGCACACTACAGGCTAGTAAGACACAGGCTATGGCATACAAAGAGCCAGTGTTCACACAAGCAGATAGCTTTGTCCCTGACATGCCTAGTAAGGCATTCCCTTACCTCTTAGCAGAGAGTAAGAGTGTAGCCTTTAATCAGCTACGGCAGACAGCTAACGCTAAAGAAGAGCAGAGAAGCCGTAGACAACGTACATGGCTATCACAAGAGAAGCACCGTGAAGGTAACGGTAGAAAACAAGAGAGGCCCGGTTATGGCAGACGCTAAAGTATTAGAAGTACGGAATCACGGAACCACTATGATGAAAGAAGTTAAGTGGACTAATGGTGGAGAAGTGCCTAAAGAACTGGCAGGTGTTTACACTAATGCCCGCATAGCTCAAGAGGCAATAGATTACTACATGGCTAACCGAAGGAAGCCAAAAACTAGTGGCTAAGACAGGGGGTGTAGTAACCCACAATACCTTTGTAAAAGGGATCATCACAGAAGCAGGGGCATTAACCTTCCCTGAGAATGCTTCTATAGATGAGGCTAACTTCCTGTTAAACAGAGATGGTAGTAGACAGCGCAGGCTTGGTATGAACTACGAGGGCTCCTATTCCAAGGTAGACACATCTCTCACCGCTACTGACTACCAAGAAGCGGGTGTGAGTTCCTTTGTATGGAAGAATGCAGGCAATGACGCTAACACTGAGATAGCTGTAGTACAAGGTGGAGGTAGCTTATGGTTCTTCAACGCTTTAGGAGCCTCTATATCTGCAGCACCTCTTCACAGTGGTAATGCCTTAGACTTAGGTGTTACGGGAGCTTCTCCCTTCCAGTATGCTAACATCAATGGTATTCTAGTTATATCTACAGGAGAGGGATTACCCTTATACCTGTCATACAACTCTACGACAGATGTAGTGTCTACTACGACAATCACATTAGAGATTCGTGACCTATTAGGTGTTGACGACTCCCTCAGTGTTGATGAGAACCCAGCAAGCCTATCTACAGAGCATAACTACAATCTACGTAATCAAGGGTGGAACACAGTAAACATAGATAAATATAAGGTTGGGCAAGGTGAGTACCCAGACAATACGCAGGTGTGGCACGTTGGTAAAGATGTTAATGACAACTTTGATAACACGCTACTAGTAAAGCAGGACTTTGGCAACACCCCTGCAGCTAAGGGACATTACGTCATAGACGCATTCAATAGAGCCACATCAAGGTCTGCTGAGAGTGGTTTATCCATCACTGTAGACAGTGAGGCAGGACACATCTCCACAGTAGCCGCACATGCGGGTAGAACCTTCTATGGTGGTATACAGAGTGCAGCAACAAACACAGATAGTAGAAGCCCTTCTTACAATGGATATATATTCTTCTCACGTACCATCGAAAACAACTCACAGCTAGGGGCATGTTATCAGGAAGCTGATCCAACCTCAGAGCAAGTGAGTGACTTGATTGATACGGATGGTGGGTTTGTAACCATACCAGAAGCCAGTAGGATTTGGAAGCTCATAAGCTCTAAAGAACATCTAGTGGTTATGGCCGACAATGGTATATGGCAGATATTTGGTGGGGACAGAGGCTTCCTAGCTACAGAATACCAAGTGAGTAAAATCACTAGTGTAGGAGCGGTTAACGCTGAGAGTATTGTTGACGTAGAAGGACAGATCTTTTACTGGGCAGATGGTGGTATATACACCCTAGCCCCAGACCAAGTTAGTGGTAACTTCGTAGCACAGAACATAACTGAAACCACTATACAAACATTGTATAATGACATAGCTGGTGTTGCTAAAGCACACACCAAGAGTAACTATGATCCAGCTTCTAAGAAGATTAGCTGGTTGTACAATGACTCAGAAGCCTATGATGGTGCTGACTACAGATATATGTACGACACTGAGTTAGTGTTAGACACTGTACTGACAGCATTCTATAAGAACACCATTAGTGAATTAACAACAGACTCCCCTATGGTGAGTGGTTATATGCCTACGCCAGACTTTAACTTAGCTGATAGAGTGAGTAGTGTGTTGCATGATGAAACTCAGGTGCAGGCAGACACAGTTGATGTGACTGTAGCAGACCAGATTAGAGGGCGAGGAGCATCCACTACTAAATACTTGGTGACAGTACCAGACACTACATACAAGTATACATTTGCTGCTTACAATGACAGAAGGTTTGTAGATTGGTATTCAGAGGATGCTGTAGGTATAAACTTCTCCAGCTTCATTGTCACAGGACATGAGTTGTTTGGGGATGTGATGAGATGGAAGCAAGTGCCTTACATCTTCTTCTACTTCCAACGTACAGAAGATGGGTTCTCAGGATCAAGTGACCAGTTCGATGCTACTAACCCTAGCTCATGCTACGTACAGAGTAGGTGGGAGTGGAGTGATGGTGCTGGCAGTGGTAGATGGGGAACCCCATTCCAAGCTTATAGGTATACGCGTAACTATATACCAGACAGTGTAGCAGACACATTTGATTATGGACAGTCAGTTATCGTTACTAAGAATAAGTTACGTGGTAAAGGTAAAGCCTTAAGCCTATACATCTACAGTGAGACAGGTAAGGACATGCACCTCCTAGGGTGGGCTAACAGCGTTACAGGTGGCAGTGCTGTATGACCAATGAGGTGGTAGACATCCTAGACATACCAGAAGGCACTCTACGTGTTGAGTGGGCTCTAGGACTACCATTCATACATTTAGAACTTAACGTGTGGAGTAGGGACGCTCTACGTGAATACAAAAGAGTATGGGAAGATGTGAAGAAAGGCTTTAAAGAGCAGGGACATGACACGCTGTATGTCGTCATACCCACAGGTGATGATAAGTTATTAAGGTTTGAACGTATGTTTGGGTTTGAGATAGGTGAGACAGCCCCCGACCATTACGTAATGTATCAGGAGATATAGTATGGGACTTTCAGTTCTAGCATCAGTATTAGGCAGTGTGGTCAGTATGGTAGGCCAGAGGAAACAAGCTAAGGCACAGAAGAAGAGTGCTGCGGCACAGCAAGCAGCTATTGCACAACAGCGTAGGAGTGATGAGATACGTGCCTCTAGGGAACGTGTGAAGGCTGTACGAGAAGCAAGAATCAAGCGTGGACAGATAGCAGCTACATCAGGTAATCAAGGTGTAGGTGGTAGTTCTGGTGCTCTTGGTGGTATGGGTAGTGTACAGAGTCAGATGGGAGCTAACGTAGGCTTTGTGAATCAGATAGGACAGACAGCAGCTAATGCTAATATGTTCCAACAGCAAGCAGCAGGATATGCTGGACAAGCAGCACAAGGAGCAGCATTGTCCGGGTTAGGCTCTAGCATATTCAGTAACGCAGACAGGATAGCTGGTGTGTTTGGCAGCACTGCGCCGACCCCTATGCCACAAAGTAACTACAATGGTGGGATGCAAGGGCCAGTATAGTGGTAGACTTCCTTCAACAGCCAGACATGTCCTCCTTCACATTTGATAGTGGGCCAGCTAACACTCTATCTGAGAACACTAAGAGTGTGACAGCAGGACAGATAGCTTCCTTGCGTAATGCTATGGATAGTGAGTCTGGGCTACAAGAGCACTACTTAGCAGCTAGACAAGCTATGGAACTTACGACTGACCCCACTGCAATAACGCAAGGGGTAACAGCGGAGTACAATGACTACTACAAAGGGTTAATGGGGGAAGTGCTAAATGAATCCCTCTTAGATCCTGTAGAAGCTGCAGAGACAGCACAAGATGTGCAAGAGATAGCTGCTGAAAACCAAGAGGCTTTTGATAAGCCTTGGGGTATGGAAGAGGCACACATACTAGCTATTGAAGGTAAGATGGATAGTGCTAGGGCTGAGAGAGCTTGGTATGCTAAGCAGATAGCCGATGTCGTTGACGGTGCTTCTATGTTAGGGACTGTAGCGAACTTTGCCGGGTTGCTTCTCCCAGATGAGGGGATAGAGCTAGAGGCTGCCACTACTAATATATTAGGAGAAGGAGAAGGTGTAGATCCTTTTGCTGATTGGAAGCGCATCATCTTTGACTTCCAGACAAGGACACAAGAGGAAAGACTGAAGTTGTTCCCTATGCTGTTGAGGGACATAATGGCTGAGGCTGACGACTTCGGTAATATGAATGAACACAAGGTAGCCTTCCGAGCATTACAGCTGATAGATCCTAGCTACGGGAAGGACGTAGATATAGATAGAGCTTTCTCTGTGATTGAGTGGGCTGGTATGGGTGCGTCTGCTATACGTGCAGTAACTAAGATACGCAAAGCACACAACACCATCAGAGCTATAAAGGAAGCTGGAGATACATCTACTGCTGCTAGGGCTAACATAGCTTCTGCTGGTGATGACGCAGTAGCCATAGAGCTTGGTATGGATAAGACTGTAGCTGCAGACAACATGACCCCATTCAACAATGGGAAGTTGATGCCTGAAGCAGCAGATGGCTTGTCAGGGGACACTGCTAAAGTGTTCAATGAGATAGAGAGTAGAGCTGCAGCAGTTAACCGGGAGTTAGATCCTGTCACTAGTGGTAAGGGTTACTTACGAGAAGGAGCATTAACATCCTCAGAAGAGTCTCTAGCACAGAGCAAAGGGATGACTCACATAGAGGAACTTGCTGAAGAATACTATACAAAGCATGGGTGGAATGTCACAGATGCTAAGATGTCCGAGCATTCGGAGCATGGCTTCACACTAACCTACAAGTTAGAAGGTGTAGAGGCAGAGCACGTAGTAAAGTATACTAAGAATGATGTTGGTTCTTTTGATGTACTGTCTACAGGTAATATAACTTCTAAGATTGCTTCTCCATCTGTGTACATGGACAAGTTAGTAGCAGATAGCGTAGAAGTAGCTACTAGAATGTCATACACACAACCAAGAATACTTAATGCACTAAAGAGAAGTGCTAAGCAAGCCTCTAAAGGACTCAGCAGGACAAGCAGAACTAAAGTGGATGAGGTGCTGATGAGTGGTGATGACTTCGGCAAGGGAGCAGGCAAGCAGTACACCATAATGGAGTTGCGTAACGGTATAGATACTGGTGGAATAAGACTCACAGACCAAGAGATAAGTAGTTACTACTCTCACAGATTCATATACGACCAGATGCAACTACTCAAGAACAAGCAGGTTAGGGCGCAGCTAGACTTTGATGGGTTTAAGCAGGTAGACACAGGAGCGGAGTTAGGTGGTACAAGCTTGCAGGTGGCTAAGCCCTTAGAGAGAGGTACGGCTGCAGGTAGTCCAAACCTAAAGAATGGTGTTGTGTACGACACTAGAGGTAATGGTAGTACACCACTAGCAAGCTCATTGGATATAGCTAAGCTGTATGATGAAGGGTATCAGGTAGTAAAGACTAAGGACGCATTTAAGATAGGAGATGAGTCATTCACTTATGCTATAGTGAAGGCTGAGAACATAGCAGAGCTTCCCATGATGGTGTTGAACAAAAAGCCCGGTTATGTTCCTAAGATATACAAGGATGGCAAATACTTTGTGAAGAGTATCAGAACCCACAAGGTTAATGGTAAGGATGCACAGAAGGTAGCTACACATAGGATCTTTGATAACAAGGCTGACGGAGAGACATGGGCAGCTAAGCAGCAGGAGACTGCTGATGCCGGTGTGAAGTATGAGGTTAGACACGACAGACAGTTAAGCGCTGAAGAAGTAGACCAAGAACTAATCTCTGAGAGTGGTGGGCTATTCACAGGACACAGAGCAACAGAGCAATTGAAGTATGGATTGAATGGTGATGTCCCAGCAAGACTGTCCTCACATGAAGCTATGATGCGTAACATGCAGAATCTATCCAACACTATCCCAACAAATGAGTGGCGTATGGGTATGGTGCAGCGGTGGACTAACAGTGCTAAAGACTACTTAGCTGAGCCATCAAAAGGATTAGAGTCTGCCCTCACTGCAGAGGTAGGCAGTAAGTTGCACACATCACTGACAGCTTCTAGGGATTGGATAAAAGATCAGTTGAGGATGCGTACTCCGGGGGAAGAGCGTTGGAACGCTATGACCAGACAGACAGCAGAATGGATGGAAGGCAAGCCTGTTCTGGATGGTAAGATTAGGAGAACTCTACTTGATGTAGGCAGTAAAGATCCTTTCTCCGCTATGCGTGGCGCAGCGTTCCACACACTACTGGGGTGGTTTAATCCAGCACAACTATGGGTGCAGGCACAAGGAGCGTCTGTAGCTCTATCCTTAGATCCAATACATGCCCTACCTAATCTACATAAGTATACAGCTCTACGTGCCGCTTACTTTGTACGTGACAATCCCGGTGCTGTAAAAGCTACAGCAAAGGCTATGGGCGTAAATCCAGCAGATCTAGCGGACACACTGAAAGACTTAGATAGGAGTGGCCTGTTTGAGTCTGTAAAGAATACTGCAGATCATGCTGCTGCTGCACAAGGGTTTGGCACAGCTATGGATGGTGTGAGGCGTTGGGCAGATAGAGGCTTAATGTTCTATACTGAAGGGGAGAGATTCACCCGTGGGTATTCATTCATCACTGCAAGACGTAGATGGATGAAGGCCAGTGGCAGAAAGATAACTAATGATGATGATTTGAAGGAAGTGTTAAACCTCACTACAGCTAAGATGCTCAACATGAGTAGAGCTAACAGAGCACATTGGCAGAAGGGAGCTTGGTCAGTACCAACACAGTTCCAACAAGTGACAGCTAAATTCATTGAGAACATGCTGCCTAACACTATAGGTACTGGTAAGTTTACTGGTGGTGAAAAGGCTAGGATCATGGTAGGGCAGTTAGCCTTGTATGGGGCTGCAGCAGTACCCCTAGGTGAGAGTGCTATAGCAGGTGTTATGAACATGATGGGTGCAGAGCCCGGAGAGGTGACTGAAGCACAGGCTGCAGCTATTACTGACGGGTTGTGGGGATTCATTGAGGAAGCTATGTTCGATGAACGCACTGTCTTAGGCAAACGTGGCGCATATCTATCAGGTGTTGAGCAGTTGTATGAGGAGTTGTTTGTACGTGATGTCCCTATGATTGATAAGTTTGCTGGTGCTTTCGGTACAGTGCCTAGTAGGATAGCACAAGGTATAACAGCTATCTCCCCATTAGTCACTAATATTGATGAAGTGGAGTGGTCTGCAGAAGAAGCCTTAACAGTGTTCCATGCCTTTGGTGATCTTATATCCACATATAGGAACGCACACATGGCTATGACATGGGCTTCTACCCAACAGATGACAGACTCTAAGGGTAGGGTTATTGCTAACATTGACGCTAACGATGACATGACAATGATTATGTTTAAAGCATTAGGGTTTACCCCTCATAGATTAGCAGACCATTATGAGTTAAAGAATGTTGAGCGTACTATAAAAGATAATATGCGTGAAACGTCTGCTGTATACAGAAAGTTAGTACAGAAGTATGGCTCTTCAGCATTCCCTAGCCCAGAAGCTAGGCGCAACTTCCTTCTTATGAAGAAGTGGTTGTTAGAGGAGTACAGCCCAGAGCAACGTGCTCAGATCATAGAGCGAGTACATGACGGTATTCTGAACGAAGAAACAGAGGAAGACAGAGTGTTGAATAGTAATATGAAGACTTGGATGATGGGAGGTAGTGCTGTGCCTTCAGCTACAGCTCAAGGTTTGTTCACTGTTGGCACTACTAAGGAGGACTAATGGCTAAGTTTTCGGAACAACTATCACAGACAGATGTAAAACCTAGAGTGTTCACACACCCGGTAGACAAGAGTGCTGGTAGTGGTATACGCGGCCTACAGAGCATGATGGAAGGTGGGTTAGATATAAAGGATAAGATAACAAAGGCTAACTTCGCAGAGGAGATGGCAGGTGTAACTGTAGACGAGCAGGCTTACCTAGAACAGTCTACGGCAGCAAAGGATGAGTTGGTAGGTGGTCTAACCGCTAAGGATGCTGGTGTAGTGGAGCAGGCTAGAGCTAAGCTCATATCATTAGAGCGTGGGGAGATTAATGGTAGCTTGACCAGAGCAGCAGCTACTACACGTAGGAGAGCTTTGTTAGCACAGCAGGTAGCAGATACTCCGTGGTTAGCCCCTGAGTTGAGAGCATTAGCAGCAACCAGTGGTAGCAGTGGTGGCGCAGGATACGGCAGTAGTAAGGTGGTTGATCCTCTACAGGCAGAGATAGATGTACGAGAGAGTGTAAACAAGCTTGCCATAAGTATGGCTATAAGTCCTTTAGCTTTACAGCACCAAGCTAAGCTTAAAGCCGAGGCAGAGATAGGATCGTTAATAGCGGCCAAGAACTTCCCTGCTTTACAGAATAGCCTGCAGGCGCAAGCTGTGCTTAGTAGACAGGCTATTACACAACAAGTGCTACAAGCATCCGTGGCTGACCCTACTAGTATTGATAAAGCTGACATAGGCGTATTAGTACAGAATGAGAAGAGTAGGTTGTTTGGAGAGTTGTCTAAGAAGAAGGCTGAAATGGCTGCAGCGGGTATCTTCCTAAGTGAAGACAAAGAGAAGATGCTTCGGTCACAGATAGATTCAGAGATGTCTGCGCTACAGGGACTTGTGGACAGTAAGGATAAGGCTGCATACTTAAAGAGAATGCGGCAGATGATGGATGATGGAGCGGCTATAGATGCTCAGAACTACAATCCTGCTTTTGCTCGTCTAACCCATATGTACGGATCAGAAGGTGCTGCTAAGTATATGGCAGCCTCACTGAAGTACAATAGGGCTATCATGCAGGGACAGGGTGTGGCTATGATTGAGAAGATGATTAGTGGTGACAACCCTGATTCTGATGCTATGATGTTCATGGAAGTGATGAAGCTGAACCTACCTCAGTGGTATCCTGACATGTTTAAGAACATGGGTATGGGAACACAACTAACTAACAAACATTTAGAGGCATACAAGCAAGGTCTTATAGGACAGATGCTAGGTGATCCTGACATTAAACCAGATGATCCTATGACTCCTAGGCTACATGACGAGTTAACCAAATCAGGCAACCCGTCTGAGATAGCACAATACCTCAAGCCTGATATATTCGCAAAGACTATAGGGGATAAGAAGGCTGTAGCTAAGCTTGAGAGAGCTATAACATTTAATGTTCCGGGTCTTGTGGATAACGTGGCGAGAGATGTAGTTACTAGGAGGAAGTCCGAAACCCACTTTGAAGACGTACAAGGGGATATTAGTACCTTCGGTGGTGTAGAGATTATTAGGGACAAACCACAAGACATAGCCCCTTCACACGTAACTTTGATTGATGGTAAATTCAAGTTGGTACGTGGAGAGGCGAATATAGACAACTCATCCATAGATATATTGAACCAATACAGTGAGCTTGTTAAGAAGTATGGGCTAACCAAGTTG